CTGTAAAATATTACGACGTGGATGTCTGCGCCAACAATGAAGATCAGGCGAAGCGACCGCAGTTGGATTTGGTGGATGTTCTGGAGAACCCGAAATGGGAAAAGAAGCTGAGCAGACACTATTATCACACCAAAGAGGTCATTCAGGGGCGGAAAAACAAGGGTGTCATGAAAGGGCATACCAACAACCCCAAGGGGCGAGACGGTTTGCGCAGCGGCAAGGTTATCTTCAACGAGGTGCATCAGTATGAAAACTATGACAACATCAAGGTTTTTACCACAGGGCAAGGCAAGGTGGCACAGCCAAGGCGTGGCTATTTTACCTCAAACGGCGATATTTCCGACGGTCCTTTGGATGATTACTTAGCGAGAGGGCGCAGGATTCTTTTTGAGGGTGAGGAGGACAACGGTTTCCTGCCCTTCATCTGCTGTCTGAATGATAAGGCACAGGTGCATCATCCGGAAAACTGGCAGATGGCAAACCCGTCCCTGCCGTATCTTCCGGAACTCTATGCAGAGGTGGAGGATGAATACAGGGAGTGGCTGGAGCATCCGGAGCAGAACGGGGATTTCATGACAAAGCGAATGGGCATCCGTTCCGGTGCGAAGGAGATTGCAGTTACGGAATACGAAAACGTAGCGGCAACAAATAAGCCCCTGCCTGATATGACAGGGTGGAACTGTGTTGCAGGCGTGGACTATGCGGAGCTGGACGACTGGGCGGCGGTGGATTTGCATTTCCGCAGAGGTGCGGACAGGTTCGACATCAATCACGCATGGATTTGTGCAAGGTCGAAAACACTGCACCGTGTGAAAGCACCTTGGAAGGAATGGGCAGAGCGCGGAGAGGTTACGGTTGTGGACGATGTCGGGATTCATCCCGATTTACTGGCGAATTACATCTGGGACAGTATGCGGAGGTACAATGTCAAAATGCTTGCGCTCGACCATCATCGCTATGCGCTGGTTGCGGAAAGCCTGCGGAAGATTGGCTTCAGCGATGAGCAGAAAAATATCAAGCTGGTGCGCCCGTCCGACATCATGCAGATTGAGCCTGTGATTCAGGAGTGCTTTAACAGACAATATCTGCATTGGGGCAATGTTCCACATCTGCGGTGGGGTGTGAACAACACAAAGCGGGTAAAATCGGGCACAAAGATAAAATCGGGCATAGATACGGGCAACTTTATCTATGCGAAAATCGAGGCAAAAAGCCGCAAGAATGATGCCTTTATGGCATTTGTAGCGGCAATGACAATAGAATCCGTTCTTGGCGATGGCGCACCTGTACAAATTCCGACAATGGGTGCTTTTGTATTTTAAAGGGGGTGAGAAAATGGGAATCAGTATCAAACGATGGATTTTATCTAAACTGGGGCTTGGCGGCACGGCAGAGATTTCCTCTCTGGAATTACAGCAGGCGTTGGAGGAATACCGTATTCGTGAGCTGGCATTTCATACCTGTGTGGCGATGATTGCAAATGCAGTCGGCAAATGCACATTCAAGACCTACAGAAAGCATGAGGAAAACAGGGGCGAGGAGTATTACCTCTGGAATGTAGAGCCGAACCCCAATCAGAACAGCACCGCCTTTTTGCATAAGCTGATTTATCAGCTCTACAAGGAGAATGAAGTGCTGATTATCAGCGGCGGAAAAACAGGAGGACGGGAATATCTGGCGGTTGCGGACAGCTTTACAAGAGCCGCAGAGCATCCATGGAAGGAAAACGAATATCAGGGCGTAGTTGTCGGCGAGGTTAGCTATCAAAAGACATTTCCGGAAAGCAAAGTGCTGCATCTCAAGCTGAACCATAAGGACATCAGACCTGTACTGGATGGGCTGTATCAGTCATACATAAGACTGGTGCAGGCGGCAATGAAGAATTATGAGTGGGGCAGCGGCAGACACCTGAAGGTACATGTCAGCCAGATTGCAAACGCAGGGAATATCGGTGACGGCAAGGACGGCAAGAAGGGGTGGAACGAAGTCTTTGGCGAGATGCTAAGCAATCAGGTAAAGCCGTTTCTGACATCCGAAAACGGGGTTCTGCCGGAATTTGACGGGTACAAATACGAGGATGTCGGCGGAAATCCGGATACACAGCGTTCCACAAGAGATATTCGTGCTTTGGTGGATGATATTTTTGACTTCACGGCAAGAGGGTTTCTGATTCCGCCTGTGCTGATTTTCGGCGATGTGGCGGATTCCAAGGATGCTATGACAAGGTGGCTGACCACCTGCATTGACCCTCTTTGCGACCAGCTTTCGGAGGAAATCAACCGCAAACGGTACGGCTTTTCAGAATGGAAGGATGGCACCTATTTGCAGATTGATACCTCCGCAATTTTGCATTTCGATTTGTTCGGCAATGCGGCAAATATCGAGAAGCTGATTGGTTCTGCGGCGTTCTGTGTGAATGACGTACTGGATGCGGCAGGAATGCCGAAAATCAATGAGCCTTGGGCAAATCAGCATTTTGTTACCAAAAACTTTGAGACATTGGACGGTGCGATGCACCGCATTGATGGGAAAGGGGGTGAATAAGCATGAAGGAAAGGAAAAATATGTGGGAAATCAAACAGGCGGCACAGCAAAGCGGTGTACTGGAAATCTATATTTACGGAGATGTGGAAAGTGACGGCTACGATTGGTGGACGGATGAAGTGATTCGCAGTGAAACCAGTGCAAACACCTTCCGTGAGGAGCTGGCGAAATACGCAGATATTGCGGAAATCAAGCTTTATATCAACAGCTACGGCGGCTCTGTATTTGAGGGTACTGCCATCTATAACCAGCTGAAGCGGCACCCTGCGAAGAAAACCGTCTATATTGATGGCTTTGCCTGCTCTATTGCTTCTGTGATTGCCATGGCAGGGGATGAAATCATCATGCCAAGAAATGCACTGATGATGATCCATAACATGTGGATGTTCTCCTATGGCAATGCGGCAGAGCTGCGGAAGGCGGCGGATGATTTGGATATCATCAACAATGCCGGAAAGCAGGCGTATTTGCAGAAGGCAGGAGAGAAGGTAGATGAAGCGCTGCTGTCCCGTATGATGGATGACGAAACATGGCTGACCGCAGAGGACTGTATCAGATACGGTCTGGCGGACAGATTTGCGGAGGAGGATGCAGACCCTGCCAAGGTTGCAGGCGTGATGCAGAAGGCAAATCTGAACGTACAGCAGAGGATTGAAATGCAGAAAAGCCTTGTGGCACAGCTGCGTCAGCTGACAGAGCCGTGTATCGGAGAAGGAGAGCGTGATCCGAAAGAAAAACCGGAACAGAAGGAAGAGCCGAATAGTATCATGGCGATGCTGAACGGCTTTTTTGATGCAGAAAAATAAAGGAGTGATAGAAAATGAAACACAATGATGCAAAAACAAGAGAAGAAATCAGACAGGCAATGCAGACAGCGTTGCAGCAGGATGACAAGGAGGGCTTTGCTTCTGCCATGAATGACATGATGGCGTGCATCGGCGAGGACATCAAGCAGGATTATGAGGACAAAATCGAACAGCTCAGACAGGAGAATGACAGCAGGGCGCTGACCTCCCGTGGCGTGCGTCAGCTGACCTCTCAGGAAAAGCAGTATTACCAGAAGCTGGGCGAGGCAATGCGTGCCGCAGACCCCAAGCAGGCATTGGCAAATCTGGATGTTGTGATGCCCGAGACAGTGATTGATTCCGTATTCGATGACTTGAGGGAGGAGCATCCTCTGCTGTCCCATATCGGGTTCCTGTCCACAGGCGGCGCAATCAAGATGCTGATGAACACCAATGGACGGCAGGAGGCGCAGTGGGGCGCACTGACAGATACGATTGTGAAGGAGCTGCTTTCCGGCTTCAAGGAAGTCAATGCAACCCTGCTGAAGCTGTCCGCCTTCCTGCCTGTCTGCAAGGCGATGCTGGACTTGGGTCCAGAATGGCTGGATAACTATGTTAGACAGATCTTGTATGAAGCACTGGCGAATGGTCTGGAGGCAGGCATTGTCAAGGGGGATGGGCATGAAAAGCCTATCGGCATGATGCGTCAGGTAGGTGATGGCGTTACCGTAACAGGCGGCGTTTATCCTGCAAAGGAGAAAATTAAGGTAAATGACCTTTCCGTGAAAACGGTCGGCAATCTGATTTCTCTGATTGCGGCAGACCCCAACGGGAAGGCAAGAGCGGTGGAGAATGTCCTTCTGATTGTCAATCCGCAGGATTATTTCCAGAGGGTGATGCCTGCAACAACGGTAATGGCTCCAGATGGCACCTATCGCAATGATGTTGTGCCTTATCCCATGACAATTATCCAGTCTGCGGCGCTGAGCCGTGGAGAGGCGGTTCTGGGTCTGGGTAAGAAATACTTTGCGGCGGCAGGCATGAGCAAAGAGGGAAAGATTGATTATTCCGACCAGTATCAGTTCTTGGAGGATAACAGGGTTTATCTGGTGAAGCTGTATGCAAACGGTTTCCCTATGGATAACAACGCCTTCCTGTATCTGGATATTGCAGACCTCAAGCCGCTGACCTATAAGGTGGAGCAGGTAACTGCTGCGGAGGTTTCCAATGATGCGACACTGTCTGACTTGAAGATTGGCAGTCTGAGCCTGTCCCCTACGTTTGCGAAGGAAACCGTAACCTACACAGCGGCAACCACAAACGCAACCAACACCATTACGGCAGTACCCTCTGATGCAGGCGCGGAAATCAGCGTACAGGTAAATGATGCGGAGGCAGACAACGGCTCTGCGGCAACGTGGAAGGAAGGCGCAAATACCGTTAAGGTTACCGTAACGGCGGCTGACGGCACAACCACCAAAGCCTATACCGTCACTGTGACAAAATCCTGATGCAGCGGCAGAGGATTCCTGCGGAGCTTCTGGCAGATGTCAAAAACCATCTGAATATTACATGGGACGATGAAGCCACGGATAACAAAATTCGCGGCTTTATTGCCGCCGCAATGGCATATCTGAACGAAAAGGGTGGTAGCGTTCTGGATTATGATGCGGACGGACTTCCTCGTACATTGATGATGGAATTTGTACGCTACGCAAGGGATGAGGCACTGGATGTATTTGAAAACAACTACATGGCATTGATTTTGAATATGCAGAACGGAAGAATGGTGAGAGGGTATGTGGAAAGCACCGAACAGACCAAAGCATGAGATTACACAGGCGTTCAATGATGGGATTGTGACAATCTGCGCTGTCTGCGATGCGGCAAAGGCAGGCTATGCGCCGCAGGAAAAGCTGACAGAAAAAATAAAGCTGCGCTTTGCGGAACAAAGACTTGGCATTAACCGCATTTATCAGAGCAAGCAGGCGCAGGTGGAGATTGTGCGTGTGATTCGTGTACCCGTTGCGGGGGCGGTTTCTCCGCAGGATGTGGCACTTCTGGAAGGGGAGCAATACCGCATTGATACGGTGCAGAAGGTCATGGAGGTATATCCGCCCTGCGTGGATCTGGCACTTGCGAAAATCGAACAGGAATTTGAGGTGATGGTATGAGCTGGCAGGAACACATCATAGCGGCACACCTTGCTGTGACAGATGCGGTGCGGCACGGAAGAACCATGAAATCCGACCGCTATTTTGTCTGGCAGGAGGACGGTACGAATGACTTGACTGCGGACGATACCCATGCAGAGAAAGCCGTTACAGGCACAACAGACCTTTTCACAAAGCAGGAGTTTGACCCATGGAAA